TGGCCGATGGGTCGATCATTCTGGATACCAGAATCAACAATAAAGGCGCCTATGCCGAGCTGAAAGAGCTGCAGGCCAAGGCCAAGAGCACCGCCCAGCAGGTTGCTGCGCTGGACAAGCAACTGGCGCAGGCAGGTGCCAAGCATACCAGCCTGGGCGATGATCTCAAGCGTGCCCGGCAGGAAACCGCCGAAACCGCGCGCGAACTGCAAAAATTAAACACTACCATGGACTTGCAGCACCAAAAGAATGGGCTGGATTTCTCCCCTGCTGACGTTAAACGCAGTGATAAGCTGCGGGCCACGTTGGATCAGCAGCAGCAAAAAATTGGCGCGATGTCCAAGGAATATCGTGACCAGGTTCCCATGCTTGAAAAGCTACAAGAAGAGCACGATGCCCTTTTGCAGCAAATGGATACCGAAAACCTAGCGGTTGAGCATCAATCCCGGCGCATTGAATCCCTGTTAGGCCGACAAATTGCCGCATCGCGCGCAGTTCAGGGCGTAAAAAACGCCGTTCGTCTTTCGGCTGCAGCGATTCAACAGCCCTTCAAAGCAATTCAGGCCAGGTTGTCCGCCATGACAAAGGGCATGGGGCGGTTTTCCCGCCGCATTGCCGGACTTGCTTCCAGTGCTCTAATTTTCAACTTGCTCTCGTCTGGTCTGCGCCAGATGACCAGCTACATGGGCACTGCCCTGCTTTCCAGCGCATCCCTGCGTCAGGCCCTGGGCAACCTGCAAGGTGCTGCGGCTACTGCTGCCGCACCGTTAATTCAAGTTCTGACCCCCGCCCTGACCGCGCTGGCAAATGCGGCAGCAACTGTGTTCGCGTATTTGGCCAAGCTGGTGGCGTTCCTGACCGGCAAGACGGTATCCTCCGCCAAGGCCGCGGCCAAGGGCATGAGCGGAACATCCAAGGCAGCGAAAGATGCTGCAAAGAGCCTGGCCGGGTTTGATGAAATCGAACGGTTAGATGCCAAGACAGGGAGCAGCGGCGGCAGTTCGGGCGCCAGCAGCATCACCCCCAACTATAACTTTGACGCAAAAAGCCCGTTCCTGGATTCCGTGCTGGCCGCCATCGAGGCAGGCGAATGGAACCAGGTCGGGCAGCTTTTCGCCCAAAAGCTCAACGAAGCACTTGCCGCTATCCCCTGGCCGGATATCCAGGACAAGGCCCAGACCTGGGCCGCAAACATTGCGGATACCCTCAACGGCTTTATCGCCCGGCTGGACTGGCGGCTGGTTGGTTCTACCCTGGCACAGGGGCTTAACACGGCACTGATCTTTGCGGACACCTTAGTGCAGGGTATCCACTGGGACACCCTGGGCAATGGCATCGGCAATGGGATGAACCAGTGCGTGAAAGAACTGGACTGGGAAGCCCTTGGCCGCTTGATGATTGCCAAGTGGAAGATCGTCTTCGAGACGCTGCACGGTTTCATTCAGACCTTTGACTTTGGGGCATTAGGGGACGCCTTTGCCCGTGCTACCATGGCCTCCATCAATAATATTGACTGGCCCCAGGCTGCCGCAGACCTTGTATCCGGTGCGGCGGGGCTGCTGGAATCTCTGGCACACTGGATCGATGGGCTGGATTGGCAGCAGATTGGCAGCACGATTGCCGAATGCATTACCAATATCGACTATGCAGAACTTGCACAGGCGATTCTGGATTTGCTGTCCGCCGCCGTCACGGGGCTGGCAGATGGGCTTTCAGCCCTTGCTGGGCATCTTGTCGGTGATTTTATTCAGGGTGTAAAGCAATGGTTTGATGACGTCCAGACCCAGGCAGCGGTTGCCGGATACGGTGACAACGTTGCTCAGTACCTGTTCGATGGTTTTATCGACGGCCTGGAAGCACTCTGGAACGGTATCGGGCAGTGGATCTATGATCACATTTTCACGCCGTTCAAAAACGGTATTTGCGAAGCATTCGGCATCCACTCCCCCAGCACCGAAGCCAAATCCTGGGGTTCCTACATCTCGCAGGGACTTCTGGACGGTCTGGCCAGCAAGTGGGAGAACATCACCGGCTGGCTGCGTGACCTCAAGCAGAATTTTGTAGACGCATGGGATAACATCCGCGCTAAAACTACTGAGACATTCAATTCCCTTGGGCAGACGATTTCTGACATCTGGAACGGCATCGGCGAAACCATCAAAAACGCCGTCAATGGCATCATCGGCTTCATCAATCGGATGATCTCCGCCGTTGTCACCGGCATCAATGCGGTCATCAACGCGCTGAACGGGTTGTCGTTCGACCTGCCGGACATATTCGGCGGCGGGCATGTCGGGTTTCATATCAGCACCCTGACCGCCCCGCAAATTCCCTACCTGGCGCAAGGCGCAGTCATCCCGGCCAACCGGGAGTTTCTGGCCGTGCTGGGCGACCAGAGCCACGGCACCAACGTGGAAGCCCCGCTGGACACCATCAAGCAGGCTGTGGCCGAAGTCATGGAAGATTTGCAGGCAGGCCAGATGGCTGGCTTTGAAGCCGTTGTGGCCGTGCTGCGGGAGATCCTCTCCGCCGTGTACGGCATTGAGCTGACCGACGAGGACGTAGGCCGCGCCGTGCAGCGCTGGCAGCGCAAACAGGCCATTGCCACAGGAGGTGTGTAACGTGACCCTGACCAATCTGTTCCAGATCGATGGCAAGTCCCTGTACGCACCGGACTGCGACATCGAACCGAGCTATTCCGACCTGGATTCCAGCGATTCCGGCCGGGATGAAGCCGGACGAATGCACCGGGAAGTTGTGCGCGAAAAAGTGGCCACATGGCCAATTGCGTACAGCTGCCTTACAGATGAAGAATACAGGTACACCATCAACCTGTTTGCAGGCAAAGCCGAATTTCAGTTCACACACCCGAAGGCGGGTTCTTCCACCGAAACGGAAACAACCACCTGCTACTGCAGCAAATACGGCATCGCCTGGCACAATGCCAAGACGAAACAGTGGAAGAATTTGAAGTTTAACATTATCGAATGCTGATCGGAGGTGAAGCATGTACTACTCCGTTTTGCTGCTGCCAAACGGCACTGAGCTGAAAGGCGGAGAGGCTGGCAGCACCCTTAAAGCTCTTACCCTGCACGCTGCGGTGAACGCCGGGCAGGAGTTCACCATCGGCTCTGCGTTCTCGGACTACATCGAAGCCGAAATCTGGGCGGACCCGGGTGGCAGCCTGCAAATTACTGCCGGGGACGCCATGACCTATTACCGGCAGGACGATGCCGGGAACCGCACCAAGGTGGGCGTTTTCTATGCTGAAAAGCCCACCCGCACCAAGCGCAACAGCTACAAGGTCACGGCCTATGACACCATGTCCAAGCTGGATGCGGACTTTTCCGGCTGGCTGCGGGCCAATCAGGCACAGTTCCCCAAGACCATCTGGCAGCTGGTACAGCTGGCCTGCCAGCGGGCAGGGGTCGCGCTTGCCAGCAGCGGTCTTCCCATCAACGGCAGCTACAGCGTGCAGGCGTTCTATGCGGACGACCTGACCTGCCGCCAGATTATCTCCTGGGCGGCGGAAGCGGCAGGCTGCTACGCCCACATGAATGCAGACGGCAAGCTGCAATTTTTGACCTACACAGACAAGCGCAGCACTGCTAAAATCACCCCGGACGGTGCCAGCAACAGCACTGCCTATTATGCTGACAGCCTGAGCTACGAGGACTACACGGTCAAGGCCATTGAGAAAGTCCAGATCCGGCAGTCGGACAGTGACGTGGGGGTCATCTACCCCGACAGCACCACTGCCACCAACACCTATGCAGTGCAGGGCAACCTGCTACTGACAACCGGCACCGAAGCCAACCTGAAAAGCGTTGTCCAAAACCTGTACAACGTGCTGAAAAACGTGACCTACACCCCCTGCAAAGTATCGGTGCCCAGCAGCTCCGGCCTTGCCTGCGGGCAGATCGTGCACGTTAAGGACGCACGTGGGCGGGAGTTCGACACCTACCTGATGAGCGCCACAATCTCATCCGGCAAAGCCAGCTTTGAGAGCGTGGGCAGCGCCAGCCGGGAAAGTTCCAGCGCCGTGAACATCCAGAGTTACAAAAACCTGACCGGCAAAATGCTGGAGATCAAGACCAGCGTGGACGGCCTGGAAGTAAAGGCCAGCGACCTGACCGGCAAGTACACCGACCTGAAAGCAACGGTGGACGGGCTTTCCTCTGAGGTGAAAAAAGACACCAAAATCACCGGCGGCGGCAACCTGATCCTGGGCAGTGAGAGCTTCAAGAATGCCGAGCTGAAAGGCAACGAGGTCAGCGGCAGTTCGGTCACGTACAACGATACCGGCAGCGCGACCGTGACAAACGCAAACTCCAATCGGTATTTTATTTTCAATACCGGTGACGCTCGCATTACCAAAGGCGTTACCCTGTGCCTGTCCGTCATGTACAAGCCAATTTCCGGCACCGACGGGTTGTGCCTGAGCCTTATATATGCCGCCGACAACGGAAATTCTTACTATACCAGCATAACAACCGAAAACCAGATTGAAATTAAGCAGACAGACGGCTGGGTGCTGCGGTATGGCACCTGGACACCCAGCAGCACCGGTATTCTGAAAACGGTCGAGCTTGGCTGCGGCAGCATAAAGGCGGGGGTTGGCGGCAGCTACACCAACAAGTTTTCGCTGCTTCACCCCATGCTGCAATACGGCAACGCACCGACCGCCTGGAATGCCAGCAGCGGGGACTACATAACAGAGAAAAGCGCCAAAAGCCTGATCTCCCAATCGGCGGATGAAATCAAAACGGAAGTCAGCAGCCTGAAAAAGACCACCACAACCATTTCCAACGACCTGGACAGCACCAAGAAGGAATTCAAAACCGTTAAAGAATCAGTATCCGCGATTGACCAGAAAGCCGACAGTATCACCCAGACCGTAACCCAGCGGATCACCGGCGGCAACAACATTATTGTGGGCACCGATGACTGGAACAATGCAACCCTGGATGCAGGCGGCAATGACCTGAGCAAAAAGGGCATCTACACCATTACGGGTGAATCTGTTCGCGTGACCAATAAGGCGCAGAACACCCGCTTCCACTTTGGAGCGGATAAGTCACTGATGATTGCCAAGGGCATGACCTACTGCGCATCGGTGCTGTACAAGCTCAACTCCGGCACCGACAGCCTGTTTTTGCAGTTCGAGACCAAGAGCAGCAGCGGCACAAAAAGCTATTACGGCTCCGCGTTCAAGCAGGCCCAGCAGGACATTGCGCTGGATAACGGCTGGAAGCTGCGCTGGGCAGCCTTTACGGCGACCGCTGACGGCTATGCAGACGGTCTGTTCGTCAGCACTGCAAATGACCTCGCCACCGTTACCAATAATCTGACCATCATGCACCCCATGGTGCAGATGGGCAATGCACCCACCGCCTGGACGGCCAGCACCGGCGACTATCTGACCACCGCCGAAACCAAGACCGAGATCAAACAGACGGTGAGCGAAATTAAGCTGACGGCCAGCACAAGCGGAACCAGCAGCACCATCAAGCTGACGGCAGGCGGAACAGAGATCACCAGCGCACAGATCAACCTATCCGGCGTGGTGACATTTTCGGATTTGAGTACCTGGAACCAGGACAAGACCATCATCAACGGCGGCAACATCACGACCGGACAGATACACAACTTGTCGTACACCACAGTGTACGATCTGGACAACGCCTGGATACGTATGGGCACCGAGGCCGGTGAGCGTGTGTACATCGACAACAGGCACATTGCCTGGTATGCCACCATCAACACCGGCAGCATCGGTCTGACCGGCGTGCTGTACTCGGAGGCTGGGCGGTCCTATTTTGGCGCAAGCAGCAAGTACATGAGCTATGGCTGGGTGAATGGACTTAACCCCACATCTTACGTTGGGATGCAGATCACCTACAACCGCAGCGACGACAGCGACGCCGATTTTAATACGACGCGCGTCGGTGTGAGCGGCAAACTGAATGTACACAATCTGGACGTTTGGGGCAGCAAATCCCGCGTGGTGCCTACCAGCTTCGGCGCGCTGAAAATGGCCGCATTTGAGACGCCGCTGCCGACCTTTGCGGACTGGGGCAAGGGCCAGTGCGGCCCCGAAGGCTGGTGC